GTGGAACCGTTACCTCGGTAGCCCTAACCATGCCAACGGCTTTCGCAGTTACTGGCTCGCCGATTACTACGGCGGGAACGTTGGCCGTAACGGGTGCGGGTAACACGGGCCAATATATTAGGGGCGACGGTACTCTAGCTAACTTCCCGAGCACGGGAGGAGGTGGAGGGCAAATCTTCTATTTTAATGGCAACGTAAGTCAGGGCACAATAGGAGGCAACGCCTTTTTTCAATTAGGCACGGCGGCCAACACGGGCCCAGCGGCTAACTTTACACGCGCCACCACAGGCGTTATTGCGCGGTTTATTACCGACGTAAATAGCCCGAATCATTTGATAATTCCCGCGGGCGTTTGGACGGTGGACGTATACTTGAGCGAAACGGGAGGAGGTTCGAATAACGCTGAAATAATAGCGGTTTTGAAGGTTTACAACGGCTCAGCGTTTACGACTATCGCGAGCTCACCACTTGAGCAAATAACCAACGGAAACGTCCCCGACCTTTATACTTTTGCTATTTCGGTTCCGAATACGGTAACAGCCGCAACCGATCGCGTGGTTATTGAATTCGATATTCAGAACACTAACGGGAAAACGGTTACACTTTACACCGAGGACGGCCGAATAGGTGAGGTGCATTCGACTTATGCCATTGGCTTGAGTTCATTGAATGGATTAACTGCCAACACACAAACGTTCGCAACGGGAACGACGGGAACCGATTTCGCTATTAACTCGGCGGGCTCAGTTCATACCTTCAATTTACCCACGGCCTCGGCGGCAAATCGGGGCGCACTCTCGAGCGCTGACTGGTCAACGTTTAATAGTAAACAAAATTCGATTGGTTTAACCACGGTGGGAACCAACCTCGCCACGTTGCCAAACCCGAGCGCGGTTCGTTACTTGAGAATAAACGCCGATAACACGGTTAGCGCGTTAACGATTGCGGCTCTGAAAAGCGATCTCGGAATTAATAGCGTGGTTTTGGGTAGTAACTTTAGCAATGTAGGGACGGCGAATTACGAGGACGTAACGGGGCTATCTTTCCCCGTAACTGCTAATAAAGTTTATAAGTGGCGGGCCACGCTGGGTTATACTAACACGGCAAACATTCAATTCGCCATTGATGGGCCCGCCGTAACTTTTAACCGCTATCGCTTCACAACGGCGGGAACGACCACGAGCAACGCTGTAAATAATCAAAGCGCGTATAATTTGCCAGCGGGTACGGTTGCGGCAACTAATGGCGTGAGCACGGCTGACGGGTTAATAAGGCCCAGCGCAAGCGGTACGGTAATAATTCGAGCCCGCTCGGCTTCAGTCGGTGGGGTAACGGTTTTGGCGGGCTCTATTGTTGAATGGGAGGAGGTGTTATAATATGGCAAATCTAAAGGACTACCAAGAAGAGTTAGACGCTTTCGGGGCTCGCGTAATTGCGCGGGCTCAAGCGAACCTCAGAAAGAAACGAACGATTCGCGGCCGTTCGGTTAATCGCGTGTATAAAGGGACGCTCCAAAAGGAGTTAACCTTTGGCTACTTTAAAAGGGGGGCTAATATTTTGCAATGGTTCGGGGTTAAGCCTAATTCACCCGTTCGCGATTACGCCGACGTTATTGAAAAGGGACGCCGCCCAAATGATAACCCGACCACGTGGCCACCTCGCGCGCCTATTAGCGCGTGGATGCGATATAAAAAACTTTTCGAACCTAATAAAAGCGAGTATATACAGGTTTCGCGAATGGTTGAAAGCATAGGACGTAAAGGGATCGTCGGAATTGATTACATGCGTGACGCTTTCCAAACCGAAAGCCGAAAGAGTGGTAAGGAATTTCGAACCATGTACCAAAAGAACGTAGTTAAACAAGTGCGCCTAAAGGCCGATAAATACATTAAATAAATGGCGATTACAATAACAGGCCAACCCTACACGTGGACGCCTCGAGGACAAAAGTTAATCTATGCGTTGACGTCTACTAACTCGGGTAATACGGGTTTTAAATTCGGTATTGAGGTTAACGACGTCGCAACGGGTAAAACGTATAATTTTTTCCTCGATCCTTCACCCGACGGAGCGGCTTATTTCGATTTGAACCCGCTCGTTAATTTACTGAATAAGGAGAATACAGCAATCCACGCCACAACGGCCGACCAATACACCGAGCCCGAGGGTAATTCCTGGAAATCCTACGAGTTAATTTTTACGGAGTGGTGGATTACGGGCGGAGTTCTAACCGAAAACGACGGCGTGAGCGCAACAGCTACGACGGCGGTTTATAATGGCTATTTACAACCTATCGACGGTTATCGCCCGAATGTATTCGCGAGCACCGATAAGCTAATTAAGATAGCCAATAACGCGAATTCGGACTATATGCAAAGCGACCGCCGTTACGATACGACAGTTTTTGCTATGGCTGAAAGTTTAGGTATAACACCGAGCTCGAATACGGTTTTTATTCCATGTTTGCCCAGCGATTGGGGGCTGTTATTCGTTACGGGTTCGGACGAATATTGTTCGCCTACTACGGTGGATAGTTACCGCGTGGCGGTATTCGGTACGAGTAACGGGGCGGCGTTTGTAAACTTTACGGCCGCGCCTCAAGTAGGCATTCCCGCCTACCCTCAGAATATTATTAATTCGACTTTTCCAACCATGCCCGACCCCGTGGCGTTGGGTTGGAATTTTTACACTATTGAGGCGTATAACGGGGCGTCGGTAGTCAGTAAAACTTATTACTTCATAAACGCCGAGAAATACGGCCAATTCGATTGCCGTTATGATAATGTGCGCCTCGCTTGGGTAAACAGCCGCGGCGGTTGGGACTATTATAATTTTATAAAAAAGTCGGAGGTTACGAACCAAATCGACCGAAAGCAATTTAAGCGGGTTTTATTTAACGGAACGAATACAATATTTAGCCGATACGACCGCCAATTATACGACCGTGCCAACGTGGTAACGCGGACGCTCAGCATTACGAGCGATTGGGTGCAAGAGGACGAATTTATTTTTTTACGTTCGCTCATGGTTTCGAGTCAAGTTCATATCGTAAATAGCGACGGGACACACATACCCGTTAGTATGGACGAAAACAATTATTTGGAGCGCAAAGAGCGAAACAATAAACTTTATAACGTGGCTCTGAAAGTGAGTTACTCTCAAGATTATAATACCTAATGAAAAGAGAAACTCAGTTAATCGTCGCCGAAAACAAAGCGGCCACAATATTAAGCGCGAGCAACGCGGCGGCTCAAGGGTCGGTCGGTAGCCTTCGAATGATTTTTGTTAGTCAACCGTGGATGGGCGAACTCCTCGGCCAAACGCTAACCATTCAAAACGCACTCGGGCAAACTCAAGCGAGAACTGTAACGGATGTAATAGTGAATAGCCCGACCGATGGGTTTACACGTTTAAATTTTTCAAGTGACCCCGCCGATTATGACTTTCGCCAAAGCGCGGGCGGGTTTTTTGTTTACGGGGTGGCTTACGAATATTTTGTAGACCTTTATGAGGAGGAGTCGATTAGCCAAAATTTTAATTTTCAAGACGTCGGAACGTTCGCCCCTCAAGGCGATTTTACGCGCGAGTTTAGAGTCCCCGCCTCAGATAGAAATCTAGAGGTTTTCGGGTTGCTCGATTCGTTCACATTTAGCGACGTCGCAGAGGTTTATAGCAAAAAGATACCCGCCGAAATTCGCGTGGATACGTTGCCCATTATACGCGGACACTTGAGGGTATTAAAAACGTTCCAACGTAATGGGGCTATTGGCGATATTCAATTATGTTTTTATGGTGAGGCTCCCGACCTGTTTCGCTCGATAGGCGATAAGCTATTGAATGAAATCGAACATTTGCCCAATTTGGACACGGTTATAGATTATAACACAATTAACACGGTCGGCGACGAATTAGCTTGGGGGTTAGTAGACCGTGGCCAACGTTGGGACAATACGGGGAGCGTTGGTAGTCGGCCTTTATTCAATAGCGAGCTACCGTTATTTGCCGCCGATTTTACGCCATTTATAAACGCGTGGACTATCTTCGAGAATATAATTACCGACGCGGGCTTTACGCTCACGCCTACGCCACTCGAAACCATTTTGTCGGGCTATTGGTGTCCGTGGATTAATACGAAAAACGTAATCGTTAACGAGGTAGTCGGGGACTTCTATTTTAACGCTGGGTTTACTACGGGAACGATAGTAACCGACGACAACGTTTTGACGTTGCCCGAGTTTGTAGATAACGGAGGCAATTATTCGGGGGCTTTCTTTGAGGCTCCCGTGGATGGGTTTTATTCGTTTCGCTTTTGGGCTAACGTAACGCCAATCGGTACATTCGGAGCATCGACGGGCGGAATAAAATTTTTCAAGTTCACGGGCGGAACTCCAACGGCGGGACAGGTAGTTGTTAATTTCGAGGTCGCGGTTTCAGGAACCGACCAAAATAATAGCATACCGCAAAGAATTCTATTTACAACCGAGCCGCTTTATATGCTGGCGGGTGAACGGATGCAACCCTATACGGAATTTACGGGCTCGCCAGCATTTGCGGGCTCAGCTACTAACAACCCTTTAGAGGGCACGGGGTGGGAGCTATTTAGTTATTTCAGGAATTGGGGCGATACGTTTAACGCGGCGGCTAATTCACCCAATATTAAACAAGTCGATTTTGTGCGCGATATCTTGCAAATGCACGCGGCTATAATTGTTCCCTCGCGCTCGGTTCCAAAGGTGGTTACAATTATGCCTATTAACGATTATATCGCAACGGGTGACGTTTTGAATTGGACGCAAAAGCTAGATATTTCGAAAGATATAACGCTGAGCCCTACGACTGAAATACAGCGGCGAAATTTCTTTTTTACCTATAAAAACGGCGGCGACGTATCGAGTAAACTTTTCACCGATAACGGCCGAACCTACGGCGAGTATAAACTACTGAACGGCTACACGGTAAACAGCAACACGCCGCCAAATGAATTCGCTTCGGGCGATTTCAATATTAAGCTCACGGCCGAAAGTACGCCCGCCGCTTACGTGAATGGAACTAATATTCCGATTCCAAAGTTTATAAACGATAAAGGCGAATTTGTCGCGCCAAATTTGAGGTTTTTATTTTTGGCTGATATAACGCGCATTCGTATGTATGACGACGGAAGCGATACCGTGCAAAACGTCAATGTGAATATTTTTAACCATTACTCAAGCGTGAACGCGAGCGTTGGAGATTATGACTTGAATTTTAACCCCGAAACGCCGTTACACTCAATAACCACTAACCCATTTAGAAACCTGTTTAACGAGTATTGGCGCGACTATTTAAACGGACTTTACAACCCCGAAACGCGAATACTTGAGGCTTACTTTGCGCTAGACTTGAGTGATATATTGACTTTTAAATATAGCGACCGAATTTTTATAAAGGACACGTATTGGCGTATTCTCGAAATTTCAGATTATAAAATCGGTTTATATGAGTCGACAAAGGTTAAACTAATGAAGCTAGTTAACCCAGCTCCCGACTGCGAGTTAGTACCGACTACGGTAGCCACTACGGGCGGCGGAGTTCAAATAATTGAGTTTACCGATTACGCGGGCGACCCGCAACCCGCTACGTCCACTTGTTGCGTACGTTATGGCTATCAATGGGAACCAATCTTGGGCCAATGTTTGGCGTTTGGCACTCCGATTGAAACCGACCCTAACGGCGGCGGCTCAGCCTCGGCGATGATGATGAACCCAGGAACTCAAGGCGTAGTCCAAAACTCGTTAGCCAAAACCACGAATACCGATATTAGCGTAGATAATACTTTTAGCGTTTTTGTAGGTGAGAAAATCAGCGTAGAAAAAGGAAATGAGAACACGTTAGCGGTTGGTTCGGTGCTCAAAATGGAGGGGGCAAATAGGGCGAGCGTACTTTTAGGCCGCAACGCTTACGCAAACATTACGGGCCTCCATTTCGGGGCGGGCGACCGTACGATTTCCCAAGAAGAAGGCGCCAGCCAAACGGGCGTTGTGGTTTTTACCAATGCCAACACGTTAACGGCCTCAGGCCAAACTATTGAACTATTCCCATCGAATGACGTTTTAACCCGTTTGTCGATGCCTGACAAAACGAGTTGGGTTTGCTTCTACATATTACACGCGAGCGACGTTAACGGCTTCTTTATTTATGAAACGGGCTCGGTTTATTTGGATAAGTTAGGAGGTGTTACAAGCGCGAGCGCTCCCATTGTTATTAGTTCGGACAATTCGGGGGGAACTGTTACCCTTACTTTTGTAATTGATACGGCCACGAATACCGCTCAGCATAGGTTTAAAATAACCTCGGGCGGTTCGGGCTTCCCTCAAGATATAAACGCAAATTTAACCCTCTATTATACACAAATCCGATGAACGAAAATGTTATAAGCCCAGCCCTTCAAATGTTAAAGGCGGGAATACAATCGAAGCAACCGAACAAAGAGTTAACGCGTAAAAGGCTATGGGTTTTCCGTTTAATAAAGTGGGGTTGCGCCGTCATTTGGTGGGGCTTTCTCGTTTATCTATTATTTAAACTTTTATTCTAAATGGCTCAAGATAGTAGCACGTTTTTATTCACCCTCGAGGTTGACGACGCGGGCGCGGTTCAAAGCGTCGATAAATTAGCGGGAAGCGTCGAAGCGGCGGGAGCGGTTGCGGTCGCGTCTACTAAAAGCCTCAAGGCTCAGTTAAGAGAATTACAAGCTACACTCGCGGCCACCGACCCAGGAACGGACAAATATAATGAGCTCGCTACGGCGGCGGGTAAATTAAAAGACCAAATAAGGGACGCAAGCGAAGCCGTAGGGGCTCAAGCTGGGCCCGCCTTCGAACGTGTCGGGGGTTCGCTTGGTTTAGTAACTAGCCGCCTCAATTCGTTAGACTTTTCGGGAGCGGCCGAGGGTGCGAACCTACTCGCTAAAAACCTTAAAGAAGCAAAGCCAGGCGAATTCGCTAAAGGAATTGGCGACGTTGGTAAATCGTTCGGAGCGGTTGGAAAAGCCCTTTTAACAAACCCGCTTTTTTTGATTGGCTCAGCTATCGCGCTTTTGATAGTAAACTTTGACAAACTCGCTAATGTAGTTCCCGCTCTAGGTATTGCTTTCGAAGCAATTGGGGCGGTTATTGGTTTCGTTAAAGACGCGGTAACAGGTTTTACCGATGCTATCGGTTTAACAAGTGTCGCGGCGGCTGAGGCCGTTGATAATGCGATAGGCTCATTAGACCAACGCCAAAAGGATTTAGATAACGCCCGCCGTTTGGCCGTCGCCAATGCTAAAAAAACAGGCACCGACGTTGAAGAGGTTAACAAAGATTTTCGCCAAAAAGAAATTAATTTAAATAATGATACAATAAACAAAATTAACGCCCTAGAAAAGCGCGGCGTTAAACTAACGGAGGACCAACTAAAAGCCCGCCAAAAGGCAATAGACGCAAATACTGAGCTCGCGATTAAGGCGGCCGAAAAAGAGGGCGACGCAGTAGAACAAATAAGAAAGGACGCCGAAAAAACCGAGGCCGACCGATTGGCAAAAGAAGCCCGCGACCGAGAAGCGGCGGCGCAAAGAGCGGCCCAAGCGGCCGAGGCTCGAAAGGCTCGCGAGGCTGAGGTTACCGACGCAATTAAACAGGCTCAAGAAGAGCGTTACCAACTCACCCTAACAGATGAAGACCGTGAGTTGCGACAGTTGCAATTAAAATACGATAAGCTAACCGAGAAAGCGGGCAAAAATCAAAAGCTAATAACCCAACTCGAAGAGCAAGAATTACTAGACCGCCAAGGTATACGCGATAAATACACGGCTCAGGAAGAATCCGCGCAAACGGCGGCCGATGCTAAAATAGCCGAGGATAACGCCGCGGCCGCTGCTAAAGAAACCGAGGAAAGATTGGCCCGAGAAAAGGCACAAATTAAATTACAGCAAGATTTAAACCGCGCTCGATTAAGCGAAAATGAAGCTCGCCGACAAAAAGAGGTCGAAGAGTTGAATCTTGAGTATGACGAAAAATTTGCCATTGCTAAAGGCAATACCGATTTAGAGAAGCAACTAGCCGAAGAGAAAAAAACCGAACTAGCCCGAATAAACAAAGAGTATCGCGACGCCGAAAAAGCCGCCGACGAAAAGAGCCAACAAGATAGGCTAGATGCCTTCATGAAAACGAGCGACAATATCGCGCGAACTGCTCAGGACGGTTTTAATACTTTGATTTCGTTAAACGAGGCGTTTTCGGGTAAAAGCGAGGCGGCACAAAAAAAGTCGTTTAAAAGAAATAAGGCGTTACAAATCGGTTTGGCGAGCGTTCAAACCTACCAAAGCGCGACGGCTGCTTATGCCTCTCAGGTTATTCCTGGCGACCCGACCTCGGTAGTCCGTGGTGTAGTGGCGGCGGCGGCGGCGGTTGCGGCGGGCCTCGCTAATATTGCAAAAATTAAGGCGACCACATACGAAAGCCCAGCCCCTAGCGGTGGTAATAATAGCACGGGCGGCGGTGGTGAGCTTTCTTCGACGGGCGTTGCTTCTAGCGGCGTTCCTGAGTTTAACCCGCTGGCTAGTTTAAACCTAAACCAACCGCAACAAATACAACCCGCCTACGTATTGGCGGGCGATATTGCTAACGCTATGGAGGCTCGCGCTAAAGTTACGGACTTAAGCCGTTTATAATCAAAAAGCCCCCGACGTTTCGAGGGCTGATTGAATCAAATTATTCGAAAATGGAAAATTTTCGTCGCTAATATATAAAAAAATGGATAAAAAGAAAGTAGTTAAATGCATTATAGACGCCGAGGGTAACTTGGGCGTAGATGCTATTTCGTTGGTTGAATTCCCCGCTATTGAGTCGAATTGGGTAGCCCTAAAAGCTGAAACAAAATTGAGCGCACTCGATAACGAGCGCCGAATGCTATACGGCCCCGCGCTGATTCCCGACAAACCGATTTTGAGAATTGACAAAGAAACGGGCGAGGAGTATTATATAGTTTTTGATAAGGAAACAATTTATAATTGTGCTCATGCGTTCATGAAAAACGGGTTTCAAAAGTCCCACACTTTCGAGCATCAAAAAACCATTGACGGGGTTACCGTGGTCGAATCTTGGTATAAAGAAAGCGAGAGCGATAAGAGTACTTTTTTAGGGTTAGACGTTCCCGTTGGAACTTGGGTAATAGGCTCGAAAGTAGACAACCCCGAAATATGGGCGAGCGTCAAAGAGGGGAAAGTAAAAGGCTTTTCGATTGAGGGTTATTTTGACCACGTGGGCTTGAGCCTATCGCAAACGCCTGAGGAGCTTTTAATTTTAGAGGTGCACAATTTATTGAGCAATTTATAAAGCTGGTTTAGTGTGGTATAAGTGTTTAAGTGTTATTGTTTAAAGTAAAAAGGCCTCCAAACGTGGGGGCCTTTTTCAACAATAACAAAAAACATATATATAGAACCAAGCGGACGCCGCTAAATTAAAACAATTTTTCTTCGCCTGTTTCTAAATTTATCGATTGGCCGATATTTTCGTTTTTTCCCTGAGCGGGCAAAAATTCCATATATGCCAACAGCTCGGCGGACTCCTTCAAGTCGGGGTTAAAGGTAAGCGTTTTCGTTTTAGCATCAAAAGCGTTGACGGTTCCCGCTTGAATATTTATAGTAGTGTCCTTTGCGGGGTCCAAACCTATGTTAAGAGTAGACCCATAAACGTTATCCGTTACGTTCAAACCTGGCCCATTATATAGCCTGTACATTTGCATGAAGCCCGAATAGGTTTTACCGAAAGAGTTAATTAGCGTTTTGTAGTTAAACGAATTTGACGGCTCGCCATTAATGTAAGCCGTGCTCTTTACTTGGTTACCCGTGCGCTCGATATCCATTGCGATATTATTTATGTGAGTGGCTGGGTTGGTTTTAACTATGTTATAAGTCCAACGGCTTTTATAAATTACTTCGTCCATTGTTAGCCCGCAAAGGCTCAAGAATTCAGAACGGCGGAGGCGTTTTTTTGGGGTAATTGCAAACCGCGAGGTCCACACAACCTTTCCCGCTTTTACTATTCGGGCTTTATACTGAACGCGCATAACGGGGTCGTTCATATCTAACGCGACGCCGTTTAAAGTGGTTTCGTAAGGCTCAAACATTTGCTCTATTCTGTCCTCATTCAAAAGTAGTTTTCCGTCTACGTAATACACGTTTTGCCCCGCGAGCCCGCTCATTTCAGGGTGAACAACCCACACGCTCGGGCGGTGCAATAAATAACCCTGAGGCGTTTCTCCCGCGTCGGTATAATTTCCATGGTGTAACATTCCCGCGATATAGTTTAAAGGGTATAAACCAAACGGCGCGGCTATTCCGTCGCGGAATTCAACCTCGTAACGATTAACGGGGAGCGGGCCCGTCGTGTCGGTTATTTCGTAAACAGTAATCGAGCGGGTTACGCGGGTTTGAACCTGTCCGTCGAAACGGGCGAAATGGTCGTGGAGGCCCAATACCTCTAGAGTTTTTTCAATGTTTGCCATGTGTGTAATTTTTACGAAAGTAGGAAAAAAAAAGCGTTTCCGTTTTTACTAAAAAATTATATACCAATGTCTAAAGTTAATCTAAAAGAATCTTTGAAAGAGATATTTTCAAAATTCAAAATTGACCCTAGCGTTCACGGTATTAAACTCGAAGAGGTGGCCTTAGAAACTGAGGGCCGTCTAAAGGATGGGACGCCCGTATTTACGAGCGCGGATTCTTTTGCTATTGGCGTCGACGTTTATACTAAGGACGAAGAGGGTAACAAAGTAGCGGCCGCCGCTGGGCGTTACGAACTCGAAACGGGCGAATTTATCGACGTTAATGAGCTCGGCCAAATAGCCGAAATGGGTATTCCTGAAATGGAGGAGGAAATGAGTTCCGACGATTTGCTCTCCGCAATTAACAAACTCAGCGAGCGCGTTTCAACCCTTGAGGGTGAGAAAGCCCAACTCGAAACCGAACTTTCTAACGCTAAAAATGAGGCCACTAAAACAGCCGAAAATTTGAGCGCGATTAAGGCGGAATTGAGCGCGGTTAAAAAGCAACCCGCAATCGCTAGCGTAAAGGATAAGCCGACTACTAAAGTCGTTTTGCAAAGCGATAAAAAAGAAAAGTCATTTAACCAAATGACTATTAAAGAGCGAATCCAAAAGAATATCGAAAATATTAAAAAATAAAAAAGTAAAAAGATTATGGCAACAACAATGAGCCTTACTACTACCTACGCGGGTAAATACGCGGGGGAGTATATTAAAGCGGCTTTCCTAGCTAATGAAAGTTTGCAGTATGTAACAGTTAAAGAGAATATCGATTACAAACAAGTAGTAAAAAAACTCGTTGACGATATCACTTTTGAAGAGCCAACCTGTGACTTTACGCCACTAGGTGAGGTTACAATTACTGAGCGCGTTTTGACGCTTTCAAAATTCCAAGTTCAACGTAACATTTGTAAAAATGATTTCTTGAACGATTGGGCGGCGGGCGACTTTCAGCGTGGCGAAATCGAGCCAGCGTTGGCCGATACGCTTATTGCGAATATGCTAGAGGGTATCGCGGCAAAGAACGAGGAGTTAATTTGGACAGGTGACGCAACGGCTAACCCAGGTACTGAATACAACGGACTTCTAACCCAAATGGGCGCGGGCGGTTCGGGTGTTTTGTTTGTACCTACTCCCGTGGCTATCGACTCAACAAACGTAATTGCAAAAATTGCGGCAACCGTTGCTCTATTGCCAACGGCTGTTAAGCGTGCAACCGAGAAGCCTACTATCTACGTTTCTCAAAACGTTTGGGAAGCCTTTATGATTGCTAGCGCGGCGGCGGGCAATGGTTGGTACACTTACGGCGGCCCAGATATGCCTAAAGCTTACCTCGGTTATGCGATGGCGGTTTGCGGTGGAATGCCAGACGATACTATCGTAATGGCTCAGAAATCTAACTTGTGGTTTGGTACTAACGTCCTAGCCGATTGGAATAACATTCAATTAGTAGATATGGGCCAATTTGCCGAAGACAACGTTCGTTTCTCTGCTAAATTCTTCGCGGGTGCTCAGTTCGGTTTCGGTAACGAAATTGCGGCCTACGGTACTTGGTTCTAATCAAAATAACGGGGGGTTTAAAAGCCCCCCCATTTTAACATAACTAATTAAAAACCAATAAGATATGCCATGTTTACTATCGGCGGGCTTCATGCTCGATTGTAACGAGGGGGTCGGCGGCGTTAAAAACGTCTATTTCGCGAATTGGGAATTTTTCGCGAGCGGAATTACGACGGACGCTAACGGAATTATTGACGCTTTGCCAGGCGTTGCGGGTAGTGTTGATATTTTCCAATACCAACCAAACCGCAACACGGGCGGCCTTACTGTCGTTCCAACTGCTAACCTCGAAAACGGAACTTTATATTACGACCAAACGGTCGAACTAACTCTAGGCAAACTTTCAAACGAGAAGAAGAAAGAACTTGAGCAAATGAGCAAAGCGAAACTAATCGTTTTCGTTCAGCTTTACGACGACCAAATCGTTTGCGTAGGACGTACCGACGGAGCCTTTTTAACGACGGGCTCTTATCAGTCAGGAAAGGCGAAAGGCGATTTGAACGGATACCAAATTACGGTAAACGCTCAAGAGCCAGGACAACCCGACTTTTTGGAAGAATACTTCCCCGCTTCGGACGTTCCTTTTAGCAATTTCCCAGGAATTACAGTCGTTAATTCATAGGTTAAGAGGGTTATACATTTAAACGGGGCGGGTATAATTGCCCGCCCTTTTTAATAAAATGAATTATTTAACTACAAATCTCGCGGGGCAAACGCTCCGACTAACTTTAAACGAAACGCGGCAATACTTCGCCCAAACGTTTACGCATTTTCTTTTGATTATAACCCACGAGGAGAATTCTACGGCGGGCGATAGTATCTCACAAGTGCCTGTTATTGTGCTCGAAAACCAACGAATAACCCAACTAACGGTAACAACGGTCGGCCTAACTTTACAGGGCCGTTATCGTTACTACGTTTACGGGCAAAATTCAGCCGTAAATTTAGACCCGAATAACGCGGCCGTTGTGGGCCTTTGCAAAATAGGCACTATCGAGCTCGTTAATTCGACTCAGTATTACGACGTTCCTTCGATAACTATAACCGACGATATAATTTACAATGGAAACCCCTAACCAAGTCAAAAGATTAGAACTAGCCGACTACACGGTTCGCAGTTCGGCCGAGAAATTAGACCGCTCGGGCTGGGTAAGCTACGGAGTCGATAATCTTTTTCCGCAATACCTTAGAGAATTAGCCCAAACGGGGGCCGTACATGGATCGCTGTGCGTTTCTATTGGCGAAATGATAGCTGGCAAAGGGTTGCAAGCGGGGGTATATAACAAACGCCTCGAGGAACTGAAAGCCTACGACGTTTTTTACGGGTGTTCTAATGACTTGAAATTATATGGCGGTTTTTACATTGAAATTATTTACACGGTAGACCGCGAGAACGTGGCTAAAATGCGCCATTTGCCATTTGAAGAGTGTCGCCTAGCGGTAACGGGTGAGGAGGAGGAAATTTGTGGCGTTTATCATTCTAACGATTGGGCCAATACTCGAAAGAAAAGAAATAAACCCGAGTTTATACCGATTTACAACGTAATGAGTAAAGCGGAAGAACCGCGACAGGTTTATTATTGCTTTAATTACGCGGGTTCTAATTTCTACCCACGCCCCGACTATTACTCGGCTATTAACTCGATAGAATTAGCTAAGGAAATTAGCGTTTACCACGTTAATAATATCATGAATGGACTGAGTCCGTCTATGATTGTAAGCCTTTTCCAAGGTGCGCCCGCCCCCGACGAACAACAGCAAATAAAAAGAGATTGGGAGCGTCAATTAACAGGGGCTAGAAACGCGGGAAAGTTTATAATGACTTTCAACGAGCGCGATACGCCACGCCCTGAGATTACTACTTTTCCGCTCAGCGACGCCGATAAACAATACGAGTTTCTTTCAAAAGAATCGACCTCGCTAATTATGGTAGCCCACCGCGTGGTAACTCCTTTGATTTTTGGAATACGCGACACGGGCGGCGGTTTCGGTTCGAATAAAGACGAAATGGCGGTCGGTTTGGAAATATTCACGAACCAAGTAATCGAGCCCGCTCAAAAGAAGATAGCCAAATCATTCGAGGAGGTTTTGGGCTTCGAAATGCCAGGATTGACTATTACGGTAATTCCAAACTCGCCACTAATTCAAGCCCCCGCGACCACGGCGGAAATTCCAGCCCCAGCCGCTCCCGTAATGGCTGAGGACGAAAAAAAAAAGTTTTGTAACTGCGAGAATCTAGCGGAATCATTCGAGCCAACGAATGAAATGAAAACGGCGGCCGAATTGGGGTTAAAATGGAGGGCCGAATACAACAGGGGCGGAACTGAGGTCGGAGTGGCTAGGGCTCGTGATATTTCTAACGGGCGTAATCTTTCAGTCGATACTATACAGCGAATGAATAGTTATTTCAGCCGTCACGCCGTAGACAAAGAGGCGAGCGGTTGGAACCAAGGCGAAGAGGGTTACCCTAGCGCGGGGCGTATCGCTTGGGAACTGTGGGGCGGTGACGCTGGGCGTGATTGGGCGGCTCGTATGGTTGCAAGGATCGAGAGAGAAAATCTTAGTTCCGATACCGCCGACGCATTAATCGCATTAGGAGAAGATAATCCTGAGGGTTATATTTTAATAGATTTCTATGAGGTAGATTACGATACTGACGAAGCCGAAAACGAGGAGCTCGTTAAAATCGAGGCTCACGAACTCGCCAGCACGGGTAGCGCAAAAGCCATGATGCCAAGCGACCAAGACGAAACCAATTACGCGGGCGTTACCTTTATGACGCGCTACCGATACGCTGGCTCTAAAAGTCCCGAGCGTGAATTTTGTAAAAAAATGATGGCGGCCGATAAACTTTATAGGAAAGAAGATATAGAGGCGATGGAATTTAAAGCGGTTAACCCGCATTGGGGGCCGAACGGTTCTAATTTCTATTCGATTTGGCTCTCAAAGTCATGCCAACTATCTAATAATGAGCAAGTTAACCTATATAAGGGCGGAGGTAATTGCTATCATTTTTGGAGAAAGGAGGTCTATATTAACGCCAAAGGAATAAACCCGCTCGCTAACGACGCCCAACAAATCGCAGTAGCTAAAGCGGCCAAAATGGGTTACCGTATAAAGAACGACGAACTAGTTGCGCTGTTACCTATTGACCAAGATTATAACGGATTTTTAGAAACTAACCCCGTATATGGAAAGGACGGGAAAAATTATAGACGCTAAAACTAAAAAGCTATGGAGGTTCTAATTATAAACGACGTATACATTAAAAAGTATACCACGGTTAACGGAGCGGTCGATCCTAATCTACTTTATCCGTCTATTTATTTGGCTCAAGATAAATATCTCGCTCCATATTTAGGGACGAACCTTTACGAAAAGATTAAAAGCGATATTGAAAATAACACGCTCTCGGGTAACTATCTTACCTTGGTAGACGATTACGCTCGCCGTGTGGTTATGTGGTGGACGATGGTTGAAGCGGCCCCCTCTTTGACGTATAAAGTCGATAACGGGACAATGGTTCAAAGAACCTCCGACGATACCTCACCCGTGGCGGACGTGGTATTTAAAGACCAGCTCGCAAGATGGCAACAAAACGCCGAGCACTATACGTCGCTCATGGTAGATTATTTGTGCGCTAACTCTCATTTATTTCCCGAATACAGTAACAACGTTTGGCCTCAGCGTTGCCCAATATCAATACAAAAGGGCTCACAAAGTTATTTATTCAGTTCGGGAAATACGGCCTCAAGCCGTACCTATGGCGACAGGCGTATTAATCAAATTCCGTAAAAATGAAAAGGAACGAGAAAAAGAAAGCGCAGTTAATCGCGCTTAAGAAATACGAGAAACAATTGATTCTAAAAACTAAAAAGAAATGAGTTTTTTTAACGGGCTGGCGGAGTTTTTTAGTGACCTCAATAATTGGGTTTTTGGGGTACTAATTGGGGTAATGGGTAAAATATCTTATGAGCTGTACATGAAAAGAACAATTACCGTCATTCAATGGATAGCCGTAGTGGGGTTATCTATTTTCTCGGGTTATCTAACCTCGGTTTATTGTGCTAATAACGGCCTAGAGTCTGAGGCGAGCTGGGCGGTTCCTGTTTCTACGCTCATGGGTGAGAAAATATTTATTTACGTCATGGCTAACTATAAAAGAATTCTAACAGGTATTCTTTCGTTTTTCATGCCTAAGAAATGAGCGAAAAGAAAAAAGATAAAAAACCCATTGGCGAGCGTATTAAAGGCTCGAAATTCGGCGTATTTGTACGCGACAAAGTGAAACCCGTCGCGGGCGATATACTCGAAATAGCGGGCGATATTACAGGCATTCAGGCTCTCGAAACGGTGGGCGCTTTCCTGAATGGGCAAAGTCACAAATCAGATGAGCACGGGGCACTTGCTTTGGAGTTCGAAAAGTTACGGTTAAACTTTGAGCTCGAAATGACGCGGCTCGATATGCAAACCGAGCTTGAGTATTACAAAACCGAGGTAAGCGACCGCGATTCTGCTAGAGTTCGTGAGGCCGCTTTTTTGAACGCAACGGGTAAAAGGGACTGGCTTTTTGGGGCCGTGGTTATCGTTGGTTTACTGCTAACCGTTGGCGTGGTTTTGAGCCTTATTTTTATAGTTATTCCTATCGAAAATCAAAGGCTAGCCGATATGACTTTTGGAAGCGTGTTATCTATTGGGACTTCCATTTTTGCGTATTACGTGGGGAGCTCTCGGGGCTCACACCTGAAAGATAAAAAACTTTTTAGCGATGCCAAGCCGTAAAGTTACCGACCTCGATTACAGGTTGCAACGGGCGTACACGTTAGCCGTTCACGAATGGCGGGTTAATTATCCTGAGTTACCCCAGCCCTTTTTAACGTGTACTTTTCGCACGAATGAAGAGCAAGCCGAACTATACGCAAAGGGACGAACCAAGCCAGGAAAGATAGTTACCAATATTCGAAAGGGCGGAAAACATAACGTTTACCCCGCTCAGGCTTTCGACGTTGCTTTTAAAGACAGCGAGAATAAGTTAGATTGGTCGCCTCAGTTATTCGCCAAATTTGCGGCTATAATTAAAGCCAATTTTAACGGCCTTATAAAGTGGGGCGGCGATTGGCGAACGTTTAAGGATTTACCTCACTTCGAGGTATAAAAAAAAAGCCCTTTCGGGCTTTCTTTATTTTATTTTTTTTCCTAGTTGTTTTCCGAAATTTAGCGTTTGTTTATAGTTCCAACCCGCTGATTCTATTTCTTTTTTTTCCGCTTCCCAATCAAATAATTCGTTGAATTCTTTGCTGTTTAAGATTTGTTCTAAGCTGTTCGGTGTGTTCATTGCTTTATTTTTTTTATTGTTGTTTGATGGGTCAAATATACACGTAGCAAAACTGCTACACCAAATTTATTTTGTTAAAATTTGTTAAAATTTCTCAGCGGTAAATCGGATTACCTGTTAACCTATAAAGTTTTTTATTGATTGTATCGAGCCGAGCCGCTATGTTTACGTATTTCATGCCGTCGCGCGAATCAATTTCTAAAAGCTGATTATATAGGTGGCGCCGCTCAGCCCTGAGGGTTCTAATCTCGAGCTCATCCAACAGGGCTTTATTAAAATTTAGGGCTTTCAAAGTTCTTTATCTAAAAGATTTTGGGCGAGGTGTCGCGCCTGGCGAAGCCCCCGCAAATAGTTGCGGAGGCCGTCGCTCATTTGCACGTTTTTTTCGTCGTAGTTCGAGGCTATCGAATCTAGTTGTTCGATTAACGTTTTTAGGCTCATTTTTAAAAAGGCAAATCGTCGTTTTTTGCTTCAGGGGTTGCGGTTTTGGCCTCGGCTCTTTGGCCTTGGGCCTCAACTTTTAGGCTCACGAATTTTTTGCCCGTTTTACTTTCTTTCACCCAGCCAGCAATAACAAGCGTTTCGCCTTTTAGCATTATTTCGCCTCGGTAGTCGGGCTGATTTTCGGCCGTTTTCTTTTCATTTTTGAAGAGCGAGCCCGCTCCTTCTTTGTGTGTAAAAGTGCTCATGTTTATTTTGGTTTTAAATTATACATTTCGTTTCCTGTGAGTTCGTAAAGCTCGCGCATTATTGCCCACATTCGCGCGTTTTCTTGCATACATGGACGAAGGGAGCGGCGGACGGTCAATATAAAAAGCTCCGATTTTAATTCAGTTATTCGTTCGCTTTTTTCCATTCGGCGACTTTCTT